ATGAGATAGCTAAATCACCGGAGATTAGTCATATATATGGCCAAGCCCCACATTTGGCTGATATCGTCGAATCAAGCGAAGCTGGACCGGAGATAGCATATTACTTCGGCAACAACCCTGATGTCGCTGCCAAGATTGGTTCTATGCCACCGTATCGAGCGGCCATAGAAATAGGCAAGCTCGAAGCAAGAGTCCAAACTGCACCTAAACCTAAAAACGTAACCCAGGCCCCTACTCCAGTTACTCCTGTCGGTGGCGGTCACGATCCGGCTGAAAAGTCAATCGATGATATGTCACAGGCAGAATACGAGGCTGGGAGGAAGTCTGGAAAAATCAAATAAGGAGTAAATCATGGGAAACACAATCATAACCTCCCAAATGATCGCTAACGAAGCGCTCATGCAGGTGAAAAACAACATGGTCATGGGAAACCGTGTCCATCGGGAATACAAGGATGAGTTCGCCAAAGTTGGCAGCACAGTCTCTATCCGTAAGCCCGTAAAATTTGAGGCAAAAGACGGCGCGACAAGAGTATCTCAGGATGTTAGTGAGACCACTGTACCGTTTGTTATCAACAAAAGGAAGCATGTCTCATGGGCATTCTCTACACAGGACTTGACTCTCTCCATCGAGGAGTACTCGAAGAGATATATCACTCCTGCGGCCATAGCTCTTGCCAACATAGTTGATGCAGACCTTTGTGAGCTCTATAAAGGCATTCATCAATCATCTGGTGTGGCTGGTACTACTCCCGCTACATTTAAGGCGTTTGCCGGGGCCTCAACAGAACTTAACAGGTTCTCAGTCCCTATGGATTCAAGGGCCCTTGTTCTTGATCCCGATGCAGAGCTTAATGCTGCCGATGTCCTGAAAGGCCTCTTTAATCCTTCAATGGTTGAGGGCGCGGTAAGGGATATAGCAACTGGTAGAATCGCTAACATGACTACCTATATGGACCAGAACATCAAGACTCATACAGCGGGAACCGCTGATGCGAACTATGATGTAGATGGTGCGGATCAGACAGGTACTTCCATCGCTGTTGATACCGGTTCTGGTACATTCGTAGAGGGCGACCTTATTACTTTTGCCAGTGTATACAGCGTAAACCCTGTATCCAGGGAGAGTACCGGAAACCTGAAGACGTTTACCGTAGTCAGCACAACTGGCGGGTCTACAGTTACCAACATAGTTCTTTCTCCGGCAATCATCACAGAAGGCGCATATCAGACTGTTACAAATGCTCCTGCTGATGGCGATGATATCGTCCTGACAGCTACACATCAGGCAAACCTTGGATTCCACAGGAACGCATTTGGCCTGGTTGTTGTGCCTCTTGAAATGCCTGATGGAGCGGCTTTCAAGGCAAGACAGACTGCCGACAACCTCAGTATCAGAGTCCTCAAAGCTTACGATATTGATGAGGATGAGGATATCATCCGTATCGATATTTTGTATGGCGTGAAGGATATTTATCCTGAGTTTGGTTGCAGGATGCTCGGATAGCAAACGATATCAAACCTTAACGGGGGAGCTAGTCTCCCCCATATTTCAAACGGAGGAAAAAATGAAAACACTATTTCTATCTCTTGTCTTGGCTCTACTGATTCCCGGGCTTTCTATGGCCGGCAGTAAATTCAATGACAACTATACTGAGTATAGCTACAACTCTCAGGCACAGGTAACAAAAACGGCATCTTATACTGCCACCTTGAGTGATGACTACATAAAGGTTACGGCTTCTACAGCGGAACTTACAATCACTCTCCCTGCCATAAACACTATTGCCGGAGGTGGGTTTGGTGCAAAAGGGTATAAGATACTTAAGACCGATGCTACTGCTTTTCATATCATCGTATCTCCATCCAGTACAGCCAATACTATTGATGGCACAACTGGTTATAGAATCACGAAGCAAAGCGATTTCATAATCATTACTGCTGTCGCTGGAACGACTGATTGGAAAGTCAGTTATGCCGACGATATTATGGATACCGATGTTGCTTCAGGTGTTGTGACTTCAGGTGGATATTTGCAGGGGAATGTAGTTACTGAAACTACAATTGCGACCGATGTTTTGACCGGTTCTCAATGTGGCTCAACTATATTTCTCAGTGCTGCAACGGAGTTCTTGACTACTCTCCCTGTACCAAGTGCAGGTTGTTACTTCAAGATCGTCGTTAAGGCTGCTCCGGCAAGTGCGAGTTACACAGTTGCAACCGATTCAAGCGCTAATATCCTGATCGGTGGAATAAATGAGCTCGAAGTCGATACAGGTGATGACGGGCCCTATCAGGCAACGGGCGACTTGATAACCTTTGCCGATGGTGTTGCAGTTGTTGGGGATTACATAGAAGTTATCTCTGATGGTACAAGCTGGTATCTCAATGGCCAAGCTAATGCTGACGGTGGAATTACTCTAGGTAGTACTTAATAACCTGGTAGCTTAATATTTGAAAGGGGCGGGGGATCGCCTTCGCCCCTTTTTTTAAAGGAGACAAGTATGAGTATAATAAACTTTAATGATCTCGTGAGCCCTACAAGAGTTCATCATCCTACAAAAGAATCTTATGTGGTGAGCGCTGAAGAGGCAAAAGAGCTTTTTAAACAGGGTTGGTATCCTCGCAGGAAGTTTGCTAAGGAAGCCGCGAAAGGGAAGCCCGAGGTTGCCGCTGAGAAGACAAACGAGAAGAAGTCTATAGTAGCACCTTCAAATAGGCGCAAAGAGCTCGAAAAGATGAAATTCTTTAAGCTCAGGTCATTACATAAAAAAGTAGTGGGCCAAGATGAGAGGAATCTTAAAAAGCCGGAATTAATCGACGAAATACTTAAACAGGAAGCTGCATAATGGCAACTGCAAAAGCATTAGTAAGACAATCACTGCTTGCAGTCGAGGCGATTGGATATAACGATACTCTTTCCGATACCGACCCTCGGCTAGTTGACGGCTTAGAGAGCTTGAATAATCTTATCAGTTCTTTGAATGCAGAAGGCTTAATGATTCCATCCGTAACAAAAGTTTCACACACCCTGGTAGCCGGAACAAATAATTACACCATCGGAACAGGCGCAGATATAAACACCACTAGACCCATGAGCATAAGAACCGCCTTTATCCGAGATTCAAATAATTACGACCATCATGTAGATATAAAAGCTATTGAGGAATACGCTCGAATATCTGCTAAAACAACACAAGGAAGACCTGATCGCCTCTACTACAATCCAGCTTACGCTCTAGGTAAAATATACCTCTATCTTACCCCGGATACGGCAGAAGACCTACATATGGACCTTATTGTGCCATTAGCCGAAATATCGGCGGTAGGAGATACTGTAGACCTTCCCAGGGAATATAAGCGAATGCTGATATACAATCTTGCTATCGATATCGCACCTCAATTTGACATAGAAGATATGTCTATAATAGTGAGATCCGCTAACGAATCAAAAAGAGTTGTCAAAAGACTGAATATACAGCCTGTCCCGATAATGAGGATGGATAATGCCCTCACCGGTAGGGGAAGAGCATATAACATAGACTCGGATGAATAATGGCTAGAGGCTTATCAACATATGAAGTTCCGTTTAATCTTGGTGGACTCAATCACTCCCCCAACATAGAGAAGATTCCGGCAGAGGCAATGGTGCATCCTTCCCGGAATCTCAATCTTCACGAAGATGGCCGGGGGCCGCGAGGTGGTACATCTAAGTTTCAAGAGGGATACGGTGGCGCTCAGATCACGGGCCAATACGATTTCATATTGCAGGATGGAACTCAATTCCTTGTCGTAGCGACTACAGATGGCAAGATATGGCAAAATAAAACAACTACGATAAAAACAGGACTGACGGCGGGAAAGAAAGTACGTTTCGAGGTCCTTAATAATGAATTATACATCTATAATGGTGCCGATATCACTCAAATCTGGGATGGGGCCGCAGGTTCAACAACAGATATGGGAGCAGCCGGAGAGACAGCCCCTACAGCTTGCACAGGAGCTTTGGCAGGGGATGGTGCGGGTAACGTAGACGATGGCACACACTCATATAAGATAACCTTTGTAAACGCCCATGGCGAGACTGAAGGTGGTACGACTTCAAATATTGTAACGGTTGCAGATAAGTCAACGGATGGTAAGGTGGCGCTTACGAGCATACCTACCGGGCCGGCTGGCGTTACATCAAGGAAGATATATAGAACAATTGCAGGGGATACGGGCAACCATAAGCTTGTCGCTACACTCTCTGATAACACAACAACAGCTTATACCGACAATACGGCAGATGCCGGTCTTGGAGCAAATGTCCCGACCTCGAACACAGCAGCCTTGAGACCGAGTGACTGGACAGGCTCTAATCATCCTGCATGGATGGTAAAACATGGACGAGGGCTAAGTGAACGCTTGTGGGCAGGGGGTTGTGAAGACAATCCAAATACTATTTACGCCTCAAAATTAAATGATGGCACTACAGAAGCCAACTTCTCCGATGCAGTGGTTATTGCGACCTATATCGAAACAGGTAATGATGGAGGGCTGACTGGAGCAGTTGAGTTTGGAGACCGGTTGATAATGTTTAGTGATCGCCGGACGTATCTTTATGAGGATTCAGACACGGATACGGCTAATTGGGGATATTCTAAGGCACAGTTTGAATACGGTATTGCAGATTTTGACCTTATAGTAAGAACACCAAATGACCTTATAGGGATGATGGAAGACGGC